ATTCTTGAGGCCCGCATAGAACTCGGCGGCGCCCGCGATCCGGCCGGCGAATATCGGCGCGTTGGCGCGTAGCTGGGCAATGAACGTCTCGACGATCACTTGGTGGTCTGTTTCCACGTCAGCGATTCGGCGAACGCCTCGCGCAAGCGGCGCGTAATGTTCGGGGCCTCTTGGTCCATTACGCGATCGAGGAACGGGCGCGGCTCCAGCACGCGCGTCGTATAGCGGCCTCGGGCACGGTGCCGGCGTCCGGTAGCCCGCCACGCGGCGGCGGCCTTGGGGCGCCCCCCGAACCGGTTGCCACCGCCCTTGGCGCCAGCCTCAAGGAACAGCGCATAGAACTGACGCGCGCGGACGGCGAAGCCCTCGCCGCTCTTGTAAACGTAAGTCTTGAGCGAGCCGCGCAACGTGCGCGTCGGCGCGGCTGGCGGCTGTCCTGGCGCGCTCGCGCGGTAGGCTGGTGCGGCGGGTCGGTATTGCGTCGCGCCATGCGCGGGATAGTTCCGGCCGCCGCCTTGGCCCTGATTGATCAGCCGGGCCGTCTTGCTGCGCACGTCGTTGCCGGCGGCGCGCATCAGCGCGCGCATGGGCTTGAGGTCCATCGCCACCTCACCCCAGCTTGTCACCGTCAGCTTGAGGTCGCTCATGGGAGGGCGGCGAAATTGTCCCAATCGGTGGCGCCGTCATCCCAGTCCGCCCCGCCATCCGTTGGTGGCCAGTAATTGTCCCAGCGGACTTCCACCAGCACATCGCCATCACGGATGCGGCGCGCCCAGAATAGGTCATCGTCAGGCACGTTCATGCCTTCGTCTGGCATCAGTCGCGCCGTGGGCGGATAGCGCACTTCACGACCGGGCGCTGGCGTGGCGTAGATCGCATAGAGCGTCATGGCGTGTAGGGTTCCGTCAGTTCGGCGTTGCGCGTCGCGTCGCTGTCATCCGGCGTCGTCTTGCTGTGCTCAAGTTCGCATTCCATTTGCAGGAAGCGCTTGCGCCCGCCGACCTCTTTCGTCCGGCGCACCCGGTAGAGTTCAGTGCGCTGCGTGCCGTCCGGTCGGAACGTGCTGCGGATCACGACATCGATGGTCGAGGGATAGTCGAACCACCGAACGTTGATCATGTGCGTGATCGGGGTATCGACCTGCGTCGATTGATAGAACGTGCTGGCGTATGTCGGTTGAATGTCGGCGTGCACGGTGGCGATGGCCACCAACGTTTCCTGCAACGCCATGTCATCGGCTGGCGCTTGGTCGCGGCGATACAGCGTCACCAGCCATTTCAGCGAGCCAATCCCAGAACTGGCGGGCAGTTGCCCCGAGGGGTTGTCAGGCACTCACAGGCGGCCCATCAGCAACAGCACGATCAGCACGACCAGCACGATGGCGAGCAGCCCGCCGCCGTAGAACGGATATGCGGCGCCGCCATAGTAACCCGTGCGGTAGCCGTAGCCGCCACCGAAAAGCAGCAGCACCAACACGATTATCAGGATTAGCAATAGCGGGGACATGGCGCGGCTCCTATCCGGCAAACGTCCAGAGTCGCCACGGCTGCATAATCGCGCGCGCGGCGGGCGGCATTTCGCCCCCTGCATCGCCGCGCTGTTCGTAGAGATATGCGGTCAACAGCAGGATACCGTGGAGGATCGGCGTCGGGATCACGGTCGGGTCCGCCGCGCTATAACCCGAGGTGTAGTTGATCGACATGGACTGTTGCGGGATGCGCGGCAGAAGCTGCGGCTTGACCGCGATGTAGCCAGGCTCGACCAACAGGTTGAGATCGTAATCGGTCGGGTCCGCCGCCTGCATGTCATCGATCGGCCCCCAGGTGATGCCCTCGACCGAGATTGTCGGCGGGCGCGGTAGCTCGATCGGGCGCTTGACCAGGGGCGGCCAGTTGAGCGGAAACACGATCAGCGATTGCGGCACCAGCGGCGTCGCGGTCGGCGGCGGTGACCATGTGATGTTGTATTGCAATTGCTGGGTGAACAGCGCGCGATTGAGGAACGTCTCGGCCCACATCCGCGCGCTGGTCAGATACATCGATACCAGATCGTCGTCATAGTCGTTGTCGATCCGGCAATGGCGCTTCGCCTGATCGAGCGTCACCGGCTCGGTTGCCGGCGGGGTAAGAACACGCAAGGCGCCATACATCGCGTTACTTGCGCACCACCTGGGCCGGCTGACGGATCGGATCGGCCGGCTTGGACTCTGCTGACGCCTCATCCGCCTTGGTCGGCACCATGATCGCCAGCGGTTGCGCGAGGCGGCGCATGGCGAGGTCCTGTGCCTGATCCATCGGCACGGCGATGACATCGCCAATCGTGTAGTGGGCAAAGCGGCGCGCGATCCGCATCTGGACCAGCGTGCCGGGAACCATGCTGAAGTCGCTCATCCGTCTGTCCCATGTTCAATGTTTGCGCCGCCGCCGCTCCGAAGCCTGCAAGGCCCCGACATGTCGGTGCCGACCGTTGGCGCGTTGCCGAATCCGATGGTGGCGGTTGCTCCGGTGTTGGTGGTCGTGATCACCAACTGAGTGAGGCCGGCATCCCACGCACAGGTTGCGCGGCCTTGCAGCATCGTCGTCATCGTGGAGGCGAGTTGCGCAATCGTGCTGACCCCCGTCAGGTCGCTCGGCCCTTGCTGCCAGTTATTGTTGCCGAGGAAACCTTGTCCCCAACCGCCATCAGTCATCACGCTCACCGTCGCCAAAAGTCCTGGCACGTCGGTAATCGCGCCGCTGTGCATCACCCCCGGCGTCGGGACCTTTGGCGACGCGATCACCCCGAGCTCAAAAAGCCAGTCTGCTTCCTCGACAGTGAAGGCCGCGACCTCCCCAGGCCAGTAGCTGAACCACTGCTTGATAAAGGTCACAATCTCATTGCGTTGCGGAATCCCCTCGACCGACAGGTTCCCCACCGGCAACGCGTCCTCGTTCATCCTGCTGTGCCTTGCGTGAGGGTTGCGCCGCTGGCCTGTGACAGTGCGCAGGCGTCGGAAATGTCGGTCCCCGATGGCGGTGCGCTGGCGTAACCGATGGTGGCAGCGGTGCCGGTTGCGGCGGTGGTGATCGTGAAACGGCTGCCCACGGCATTCCACGTGCAACGCGCGACGGTGTTGCCGCCGAGTGATGACGTGATAAGCGCGGCAACCAGCGCCAGATTGTTCGAACCTGCAAAGTCGGTTTGCGTGGTGTTCTGCACCACGGTGTTGATGGCGATTCTAAACGAGCCATCGGCGACGGCCTCCAGCGCGGTCAGCAGCGTGGCCGGGTCGGCGACGGTGCCGCCGGTCAGGAATGCCGCCGTTGGCGTCGGTGGCGGGGCGACCTCGATCACGCCGCGATCGGCAAGCTCCTGCGCTTCCTCCGGGGTGAACGCCGCGACCTCGCCAGGGAAGTAGCTGGCGAAATGCGCCACGAACGTCACCGCCGTTTCGCGTTGCGGGATACCTTCGACCGAGACTCGAAAGAACTCATCCACCGACGCCATTGCGGCCTCCGTTACGCGGCCGGTTCCGACTTCGCCGGCGGTTCCGTCGCTGCTTTGGCTTTCTCCGTTGCGGCGGCGAGGTCCTCTTGCGCCGCTGACCCTGGCTTGCCCGAGGCGATGTCACGCGCGGCGCGATCTAGTTGGGTCGACACGCGCGGGTCATAGGTCTGCACCACGTCGAGGTGTTGCGGATCGGGTGGCCAGCGGCGCGGCGGATGTTCCAGGCCTGCCGTCATCACGCCCCCAGGCGGGAGGTCCGGCCGTGGTTCGGCCGTTCCCCCTTCGCTGCCCGCCGTCGCGACGCCTTGCGCAATGAGCGCGTCGGCGTCCATCTCGCTGAAGGCGGCGGACTCGCCTGCATTGTAGCTGCCCCATTGCGTGGCGAACGTGACGACACGGCCGCCCGGTTCGGCGGCTGGCATGGTCTCGGTCTCTGACATCGTGCGTCCTCCCTGTTATGCCGGGTCCTTGAGCGTCGGCGGTGCGTTCGCGCCGGTCGCCAGAGCCGGCCTGATGGCGGAGGCCTGCGACCACGTGGGATTGAGCGGCTGCGTCGAGTAAGGCGCCCCAGGCGAGCCTGGAACCCCGGAGAAGCCCCAATCCTGCGTCAGCAACACCACGAGCGATTGGAGGTGCCGCATATTCACGTCGTGCTCAGCAATGACGCGGAATAGCGACTGGTCGCGCTGGAAGCTCGACACCATGCCGGTCCCATCGTTGTAGGCCGCGACATCGGAGGCATCGACCACCACGTTGTAAGTGTCGGCGATGATGAAATCCGCCATGTCCACGAAGTAGATTTCCGATGCCTTGGTGAAGGTCGTCATCACCAAGTTTGTCGGAATTTGCTGCGTCAGGCGGACCGGATAGCCTTCGAACGTCAGCCGCGCCATTTCGTCCTTGAAGTAGAACCCGCCGACCTGATCGCGCGCGGTGCTGATGAACCGCGCAATCGTCGGCGCCATGATCCAGGTGGGGCGGATCATGCGGCTCATGCCGTTCTGCAGGGCGAGAATGGCCGCTGACGCCCCGGCCAGGATCGCGGTCAGTTGGTCCCCCGGTGCGGGCGTCGCGGGCATCGCGGTGACGGTGATCAGGTTCGCCGGCAGCACGAGGTGGCGCATCCCGATCGGCCCCTTGTCGGTGCCGTCGCCGCGTAGGAAAGCGAGGTCCTCCCGACGGGCCACGGTCTGCACAAGATCGTCACGCACGATTTCCTCGACGCCGATCGGCGAGCGGCGGATCAGGTCGTTTGATACCGGCACCATCGCGGTCAGTTTCTTGGCCACGAGGTTCACATCGTCGAACCGCT